TTCTTGGCATAGTACCTTTACTAACGCTTGTCCGTTTTCATTCAATCGTGTCATGCACTTCATCTCCTTTGAGTTTTTTTTATTGGAGATTATTTCCATTTACACGGTTGATAATACATTCTCTATAAACGCAACTTCCAATTCAATCGGAAAACCAATGGTCTTTGATAAACTTAAAGTTTACTGTTATCTTTTGTCTGCGATTGCTTCCCCTGCCGGAAGGCGTATGCACCAAAATGTTGTCAATGAGATGCTTTAATATTCCGGCATCCAGTTCGTTTATTTCAGTGTATTTCCGTATGAGCTTAAAGAACCGCATAACATCTTGTCGTTCTTTTTCGTCTGAGGATATCCGGGCTTGCAGTTTGTCAATTTTCTCCTTGACCTCAGTTTGCTCATTTTCGTAGGTGGTCGCAAGTTTCAAAAATCGTTCGTTGGTGAGTAAGCCAATCGCATTTTGTTCAAATAGCCGCTGGATTAACGTATCCAGTTCATCCCTGCGCTTTATTGCCTTTGAAAGCGCAGTTTTTGCTTGCTTAACCTCGAAGTCATCGGTTTTCTTGGACAACTTGTTTGCATACTCCTCAAGCTCATTTTCGTGGGCTTTTACGAATTCCCATCTGTCCAAAATACCAGCATGTACCACACCATAAAGATTTTTATATGTGATATAATGGGTGGGACACGCGCCTTTTCGGTTGTAACAGCAGTTGTACCCAACGGTGCGCGAAGTTCGATGGTCTGTAAATTTTAGTGCCATACCGCTTCCGCAATCAGCGCACTTCAGTAATCCTTGAAAAATATTGTTAAAACCTGTTTGCGTTGGACGCTTTTTGGTTGAGCGGAATTTCTTAACCAATTCAAACATTTCCTCACTAACCAGCGGTTCATGCGTGTTAAGGACAACAATGTGTTCATCTTCGGGAACACAGATATATTGGTCAGATTTGAATGATTTCTTTTTCCTTTTGAGCGAAACCATATGACCGCAATATGTCCGATTTGCAAGCATACATTGGATAGTTTTTGGATCCCATTTGTACTCATCGTACATGGAGCTTCTGCGCTTAATTTTTAAATTCTTTTCGATGTACGCGCTGGGGCATAGGATTTTTTCTTTAGTAAGGGTTCTTGCAATTGCGCCGGAGCTATTGCCTTCTGCCGCGAGTGCAAAAATGCGCTTCAAGACAGGTGCAACTTCTGTGTCCGGGATAAGGCGATGTGGGTCATCAGGGTCTTTAGCGTAGCCATAAGGGGCTTTCGGTCCAAAATACAATCCCTTGTAGGCTTGCGCCCTAAAAGCCGAACGGACTTTTTTGGAAATATCTCTGGCATAATATTCATTTATGACAGATTTGAACGGCATTATCTCGTTGTCATCATGCAGAGTATCGATATTGTCATTTAGAGCAATGAATCTGATGTCGTTTTCCATAAAGTAGATTTCCGTATAGTAGGAAACCAGCGCATTATTGCGTCCGAGGCGACTTAGGTCTTTGCACAACATAATTCCAATTTTACCATCTTCCATGTCGGTAATCATTCGTTTGAACGAAGGTCTTTCAAATGTAGTGCCTGAGATTCCATCGTCAACGTACTCCCCGACCACCTCAAACCCCGATTCCATCGCATATCTTTGAAGGATTTCTCTTTGGTTGCTGATACTATTAGACTCAGCATCGCCCCCATCGTCCCTACTAAGGCGCAGATATAAAGCGGCTTTATTCGCCTGTTGCCGTTTTTTCATACGAGACTCCTTTCCCGGCAACAAATAAGGATATCGCCCGTCCACTATACCTCTGAACAAGCGACAGCTCAAGTTGATACCGCTGGATTTGACGAAAAATATGAATGAAAAATTGGCTAATAATTGCCGCTTTCAATATCCTGTTTGATTGCGGTTTTAACGACATCAAGCAAGGAAGAAGTGCCTGTGTAATTCATTTCTAATTCAAATGTGGCATTGCCTACTTGTATGTATTTAATATCGCTGGGTGGTGTTTGTTTTTTATTTTCATCAATGGGTGAAATAGTCTTGTTATCCATTACAGACATATTTTACAAACTCCCATATTATGGCTTTTCTAATTATATGCTTATTGCCTGTCTGTATTTCCGCAAAAAAACAGCGCAGGGTTTAATCTGCGCCGCTGTTGAAATGGTTTATATTATTTTGTTATTATTGTTCGGTTACTTCCCCTGCATCCGGCTCTACTGCCTCCGCTTTCGCCTTCCTGCGTGGGTCTATGCCCGATGACCATGCGGCGTTACCCGGTAGGGCTTTGCAAAGGGTACGCCTCGCGGTGGCGAACGTCGCTCCGACCATACCCAGCGAAATAAGCCACACACGGAAACTGAAACGTGGATTCAAAAAATCCCGAACCGCCGCTGTTGCGCGCTTTTTCTCTTTCGCAGTCTTGCAAATTTGCGTTACGAGCTGTGCATAGGAATGGGTTTCTTCGCGTGAAAGCCCTGTTCGAAACCAAGGAAAAACTATCTCTGTGTCAGTGATTTCGATGGGCAATTCGTCAATGCCCAATGCCCTTTTTATGAGCGGAGCTTTGGCTTCCACCATTTTGTGAATGTTGTTGGTTGCCTCTTCGGATAGCCCATCCAGTGGATACCCGATGGAAAGACTGTCGCTTCCTTGATGTTCGAAGCCCTCGGCTTTCAGTGCATCCAGCACCTTCCGAAGCTGTTCATCTTCAATGGTCGCGCTGTCGAAGATAAGGACTCCGTTCCTGTCGAGCGTGAAGCTTCCGACGCGATATTCGTATGACGGTGTTCCGGCGTAGATGTGTTTTTCCCCAAGCGCGTCGGAAATAATGGTAATCATTTGTTTACGTGCTTTGCCCTGCTGATTAAATGCGATTTTCATGTTGCCACCAACCTTTCATTTTTTTGTGGTGACACCATGTTCGCTCTTAATCGCTGTCAAATCAACGGATATGCATGGATCATAATTTTTTAAATGCAGAGAACAATCAAGTAGTATTATATTTTAAATCGATTTCGAATTTCCTTGATCGATGTTAACATATTCTCTTTATCTTTTGGTTCTTCAATTGATACAAGAGCATACGAATGCAAATCATCTAAAATTTCTAACTCCGAAAAAGATATTAAGTGTTTTCTATCGTAGTTAGACATTTTAGAATTATATATTGCAACAAAATCGTCATATATAAGACTTTTTCTTTTCCTCAAAATGCTGTACAAACATACAGTAATTTCATTTCGGAATTTTGCACTATCATTTTCTTTACGATTTTTTCGATGGAAATAAATCGTCAAAGGAATTCCTATAATCGTGGCAATAGCGGCAGATCCAACAAGTATTTCCATCTGATATTTACCCCCCTACATAGAACTAAGGAAACAATTGTGAAAAATAAACAAAACAAAGCAGTGCTAACTCGTTATTTATTCACACAAGGTGCCCATAGATTAATATGCAAAATTTTTTTGAATTATGCATATCTTTACGAAGAAGATAAAAAATAATAAACTAAAACTTATCAGCAAATAATCAGGATCATTTTTTGCGGTCGTCCTCAACTGCTATTTAGCTAACAAATAACATAGGTGAAACATTTTAAGCACAGTGGGTATCAATATGTACCGTACTGAGTCTACCAATCATCATCATGCCATAGATTATTCCACTCAGCTTTTTTACGCCGCTCTATTTCAACTTTCTTTTCGTTTTCATCGGTAATAATCGGCACACCATTACGGGTCATTTCGCCTGTATCATAATCAAATAGTACAATGCCACCTGTGGATACTTTTTGCGGATTTGTAGCTCCAGCCATTGCCATTATAGCTCCTACCGCGCCGTCAATCTTTTCGGATGACCGTTTTTTTGATGGCTTGATGTTCCCTGCGGCATCGCTTTCTATGTGGACATTTTCGAACATCCAGCGCAAAACGGGATGCCCACCGTGGCGGAGTTTCTCATCAAGTACGATTTTGTACAATTCTTTGCTTGGCGGAGAAAAAGATTGATAGCCATACCCAAACTCAACCATCTTAAATCCATGTCCGACGAGGTTTTGCGACATCTGTATCGCACCCCAGCGGTCAAAGCGTATTTCGCGGATGTTGTACAGTTTTCGGAGTTCCAATATCTTTTTTTCGATGAAATCGTAATGGATAACGTTGCCTTCTGTAGTGTGCAAGTACCCCTCGCGCTTCCAGCGTTCGTAGGGTACATGGTCTTTTTTGACACGCCGAATGAGGTTTTCATCGGGAATCCAAAAATGCGGAAGAACGAAGTATTCGCCGTGTGGGTCATCGGGTGGAAATACTAACACAAACGCGGCGATGTCATCAGTGGAGGCTAAATCCAATCCGGCGTAGCAATCACGACCGTGCAAATCCGTCGAGTCAAATGGTGTTGCACCCTTGTCATATTTATTCATCGGAAGCCAGCTTTTGGATGAGCTTAACCATTGATTCAAATATAACTGCCGGAATTCCATTTCCTTGTCTACGCTATATTTCGCTTTGATGTAGATGTCCTTGTAAAAATCTTCGGGAACAGTAATACCATAAGACGGATTCACCCGTTTCCATACTTCCGGGTCTTCCCAATCGTCTTCATCCCTTGCGGCAAATACAACTGGATAATACGATGGGTCAATCTTCCGTCCATGCAAAATATCCAAAGCATATGCATGTTCTTCGTAGCAAACACTATTTTTGTCATTACCAGCAGTAGTGATTACAAAATTCAACGGTTGCATCCGCGCCGAACCTGCGCCCAGTGTCATGGCATCGTACAGTTTTCTGTCAGTCTGCCCCAGCAATTCGTCAAACACGCACCCATGTACATTCAGTCCATATTTATTCTTGACCTCGCTGGACAGCGCGGCATAAAATGAGCGTGTAGGCAAATATACGATGCGCTTGCGTGATTCCATAAACTTACAATACTTTTTCAGCACAGGGTGGTCATATGCCATGTATTGTGCGATGTTGAATACGATTTCCGCTTGGCTTCTGTCGTTTACAACTCCGTAAATTTCAGCCCCGGTTTCACCATCGGCACAGAGCAAGTATAAAGCAATCGCCGCCGCAAGCTCTGATTTGCCGGATTTTTTCGGCACACACACAAATGCGTGTCGGAATTGCCGGAATCCATTTGCTTTTATTATACCAAACAAATCACGGACAATGGTTTCCTGCCAACCGAGGAGCTTGAAGGGTTTTCCAGCCCACTCGCGGGTCTTTACATGCCGGAGCTGTTCGATGAACGCGACGGCGCAGTCGGCTTTCATTTCGTCATAATGGGAATCCGGCAACATAAATCGTGTCGGTGTGTAAATATATTTATCAGCCAGCAAGCATCACCGCCCCATGTTTAAATGCAATAATTTTTCCATGAAATCGTCGTGGGGATTGCTGCCACCGAAATTTTCCTCGCAGTTTTGGGCAATAATACGCCAAATTTTATCCCAAGCCATGTCCGTCATTTTAAAATACTTCATCGCCGCATCAATCATCGGATTTACCTCAACGAGCTTCTTTTCTGTTGTGTATGCCATTCCATTTTTGGAAATTAATCGCTGTAGTTCGTACCAACTGGCTTTGACAATGGCGTATTCCATGATTAAATCTGGATTTACGAGGTGCAGACAGCCTGTGGTTTTCAGCCATTGTACTGTGTATTCAAATACTTGTTGTGAAGAAGGCTCGCCCTGATATTTACTGCCATAATACGCAATCCACTCCGGCATTTCAACATCGGGTACGGTCTCTTCAGCAAATTTGATGACTTTCGGTTTGTGCTTTTTTGTACTGCCTTCCAGTATTTTTTCGTGAAGAGGCTTCTTGGGACGGCCTGCCCCGGTTCGTCTGCCACCGTGTCCATTTCCCACAATCTCACCCCCGAAATAATAATATTTCCAGTATATGCGGCGAGAATTTGTCCTGATACATTGGAAAAATGCGGGTTTCGCCCATGCCAAGCCCTAGCGCGGCGTTCCGGCGGCATCCCCTGCGTGTCCAATGCCCCGCACCCCATAATTTCTCCAATATTCCCGAAAAATCTTGAATCATGGAAAAAAAAGGAAGTATTCAAGGCATCAGCAAAAAGCAGTCATTTGGAAGCCTTATAAAAAGCGGCTTGGAAGGGGCTTGTTTAAGCCTTTTGAATCCCAAGCCGCTTGAATTGCGGAAGTTTCACGCAGACCCCACCCCCGTTGTAAATGTTGTTCAGCACAGGTCTTTGATACCCCCCTCCCGTCATATTGCACAAAGGTTGTTGTGAGCTGAATTATATTTGTAGACCTGTAGACCCAAACCTGTGCTGAAACATAGGTATCTATTTTTTTATACACACGCACGCGTGCGCGACAAAATAAAAATAACATTTCTCATA